CTTGATATTGGTCATATATAGCTTGCGCTAGTTCGTTTAAGTGAGCTTCGCTAAGATTTGAATGAGCCAAGCCAACAAAGGCATTCCAAGCTGCAGTACCATTAGTAAGGTCTCCAAATTTTCCTTGATAAGCACTTAATTGAGAAGCTGTCATTGCAGTTCCTTTTGGAACAGATTTCCAACCTCCTGAATCAGTACCGCCTGTTTCTGTAGGGTCAGACATTTCTATATTCAAAGCAATGTTTTGTTGCTTTGTAATAAAGTCAGCTAAAGTCCCTTCTAACATCCCTAATTGTTTAGCGGTTTGTTCTTCAGCTGCGCCATATTTAGCTTCAGTCTGTCTTCCTAAGTCACTAAATTTGCTTTCACCAAGTTCTCTTGTCATACCTACTCTTTTTCCAGCTCTACCACCAACAAGTCCAGTAACACTTTGTTCTCCCATCATTTCAAGCAAAGTGTCTTGTAAACTTCCCTGTAATTGGCCTTTTCCATATTCATATTGTTTACCAATATCTTTAAATTTTTGTTCTTGAAGTTGCCCTAAAGAAGATAAAGCGTCCTCGTATCCACCTACGTCAAATGTTCCAAAATATTTAGAATAGTTTGTTCCCGCTCCAAATCCAAATTGAGCTCCAGGGTCTGATAAAAATCCTGAATCATATCCATATCCAGAAAGAGTGTCTCCTAAAGTATTTCCTCCCGAAGAACTAAAATCTGTTTGATACTGACCTCCATAAGTCGTTTGTCCAGCTGTAACATTAGAACCTCCAGTTCCTGTTGGTCCCGTTGGTCCAGGTACATCTCCATCTGTGCCTCCAGTTCCTCCGCCTGTTGCTCCTCCGCCTGGTTTAATAACATCTGGGTCATTAAAATTAAAGTTTTGGTTTGAAAAACCTCCTGGCTTACCAAACAACTTTGGATTGTTTTGCATAAAACTTCCTTGCATTTTTTTTAATATATCATCATACATACCCATTTTATGCAACCTCTCCTTCTCCCAATAACATTCGTTTTAATTTTTCATTCATTAATTTTTCTTTATATTTTGGTAGTTGGTTCTTTCTCATTTTCTCGCCAAATTTACCTTGAAATAGTCCGCTTCCTTCTTTACTTCTTCCGCCTTCATATGTAGGAGTTCCTATTAAATTTCCTTCAGAATCAAGTTCTCCTCCTGTAGGTTTTCCTACAGCCCAGTCACGAAAACCTTCTTTCATTGAAGGAACTTCCTTTCCAAGCTGATAAGTTGTTACTGCATCGCTTAATGCGTTTGTCCAATTTAATAAATTTTGTCCTTGTACCGCATCTGATATAAAAGAATTTGTTGCGTCAACAGACGAAGATAAATCCATTCTTGCTTCATTGTGAAAGTCTCCTCCAGGCAATGTATTTGCTATTGTTCCAGAATAAGGTTTAACGCTACTTCTACCAAGACCAGAGACAAGACCTCCTATTAAAGCTCCGCCAATAGCCCCTATTGGATTCGCAAATGATGAAGCAAATCCTATTAATGTACCACCTAGGCCCCACTTACTTCTTTTTCTTTCATTCCTAGCCATTTCTAGAGACGCTCTATCGGTTTGCTCTTGATAGCTTCTTTGAGCAGCATCAATATTTTGAGCTTCTTGAGTTACATCAATTCCTAGACGAGCTTTTAATTCAGCTCCTTCTACATTTTGCTGTTGTTGCAGCCTGTTTACTGTTGTATAAAAACTAGCTCTACTCATTATAATTTACCTTCTGTTAAATGCAAGAAATGTTCTACAGTTCCTGCTCCTTGTTCTGTGTTGTAGTGTTCTTTCCAATATTTAGCAAGTCCCATATTCCCATCTTCAATAGGTTCTGGTACACGCCAGTACTTAATTCTGCAATGCAACACACCAGCAGCAACATTAGTACGAAGAATCCAGTCCCAATCATCAATGTCAGCGTCAATAAAATAATAAGGGTCGATATTAAGAATATCTGCAGACTTTTGAAGAAGTTCAGGGCGTAACGATATAAAGTTAATACAGTTGTCCACAGCAGTTTCTGGTTCCACTTGCCAGAAGCTTTTTGCTGGACCTTCTCCAATCTGTTCAATGTATTCGTACTTGCTTTCCACAAGTCCAGTTGCATACACAATATCCAATGCTTTAGGTTGCGCATATTTCTCTCCCATCTGGACGCAAACATCTTTAATTAAACTTTTAATTTGATTGTTGTTTACACCCATTGTTTCTCCTTTTATAAATATTAGGGTAAAAATTAGCAAGAATGTCTTGATGTAGTTCACCAATGTAAAATACACAATTTCCTCTATTCTTGTCAATATGTTTCTTTAAAACTTTATTCATAATTATCCTTTAAGAATTAAACTTTCTCCGTCTGGAGCAACTTCAAACTCCGTAGCTAGCACATCTGAATCTCCAGCAGGAGGAACAGAGCCATAGAAATTTTTACCTTCACCAGCTCTAACACCGCCTGAAAAAACTTTTAGAGCATTTCTTGAGGGCTTCTTTACATCAGAGTTTTTAGCAAATGTTTTTAATTCTTTTTGTTCAGCTTTTCCTTTTGCTTGAACAAATTCTAGTTCAAACATTTTTCCAAATTCTTTTCTTATAATTTTAAGTCTTCCGTTATGGTATTGTATCATCTCTTCGCCATTCTTTAGGTCAGACTTGGCTACTGCACCTCTTTTAACCTGTTTATTTGTACCAGCTACTCTTCTTCCTCTTACTAATGACATTATCTTTGCCCCATCGGTCTTAAGTTAATTGATATATCTTGTATTTCAAAATCTGATTGTACAGCATTGCTTCCGTCATCTGTGATTCTTAACGAAATAGACTTTTTGTCTGTTGGGCTTGTTACTTTAAACTCTTGAGTTGTTAAAGCACTGCTACTACTAAAGTTGTTACTATCAAAAATATCGTTAGTTCCAGGAGAAGCTCCATTGTAATTTGCAAATAATTGCATATTATCTCCGCCTATATGAGTTATGTATACTTTATAAAATCTTTTTTCTACAGAAGGCATTCCAAAATCAATTTCTCCTAAATCAACTACTAAATTACTTTGACCTGCTGGTGCTGGATTATAATATTTTGTATCTCCGTCTTGGGCCATACAACAAAGCTTATCATCAAACATAACAAAGTTACTTATTTCATCATTATGTAATACGCTTTCGTGGTCAATTTCAACGATTGAATTTGTCTGTAAATCATAAATATAGCCAGATGGAGTTGCAGTATTTGAATTATTAACTACAACAACCTGATTTTTAACTGGTATAAATCCTACTATAACATTGGAAGTGATAGCGCTATTCCAATCTGTATCTTTTATACTAGCAGACAGTTTTCTTATTTCTTCATCAAATGAGAATAATCCATCTTTATTTGCCCAAATTATTCCTATATCAGACTTTGTTACAGCTCCAGGATGTTCAACTCCTCTGTTTAAAAATTCTCCTTCTACATACCAACCAGCATCAGAACCTGAAGCGATGTTAATAATAAATAATTTATTCTTCTTAAATACAAATAGTTTATCGTTAAATTCTATTAGCTTAACAATCTCATCTCCATCATTTGTTCCAATATCTAAATAATAACTTTGAGGAAATATATCATATTTTCTAACAGGAGTATATTGTATTCTATCTCCCATTTGTCTAGGTTCTCCAACAGAGTCTTTATATAAAACATTTCCTACAAAAGCTCTTTGATTTGCTACCACCGCTGTTTTATATCCATAAGCAGCATTTCCATTAAAACTAATTTCTTTTTCGTCTGTATTATACCCATTTATTGTAGCATATGTATCAAGACCTGGTTGTTTTACTGCATATGCTCTATTATCAGCATTTACATTTTTAGAATCGCTTGTTACAAAATAAGTATCACTACTTATACTAACTAAAGGGTCAAATTCATCTGCTAAAGATATTCTTGAACCTTGTTCAAAATCTATTTCTAATAATAAAGTCCATTCATCATCTGGGTTGTTATTATCTCTTAAGTAAATTCTCATTCCTTGTATTTCATCTAACTTAATATCACCTTCTCCTATAGAAACACTAATATTTGGAAACTGTCCATCTGTTAATGTAATAGTTCCGTCTGCTGATATATTTGTTAATCCAGTAGATACTAACGATTCTTGGTTTCCATAATAAACATAACTTACTCCAAATGCATAAGTACTTGCAGGCCATAACCCATCTGTTCCGCTAGGCAATGTTTGTACTAAAAAGTCAGAACTAGGATTTTCTCCGTCTTCTGCTCCACTAGCTGCAGCCACACAATCTTTAGCGTCACTATCTTCAAAGTCTGCATTTACTGGTCCAGCAAATCCTTCGTTAATTAAATCCATTTGTTCTGAAAGAGCATTGTAAGGAGTAGCTGCTTCTGTTCTTTTTAATCTTTGTAAAGCAATTTGCTTATTATTGGTATTCCCAAAATGTGCATCTGCAATACGCAAACCACCATCTGCATAATAATATACTGGCTTACAGTTATCAGTATCACTTCCTAAATCTGCTCCATTCCAAGCATTAAAAGCTACAGTTTTGTTTCCAATATTGACTTCGCCATCGCCGTCAGTATGGACTAAATATTCTCCAGCTGCACCACTCGCTTCTGGTGGAGCATCTATATTAATTCTGAATAATCCATATCCAGGTTCAAAATTAGCTATTCCAGTTAAATTAGTTTGCGCATCTAAATCATTATTAAAACTACCTAAATTAGTAATTCTACCAACAGCACTAACATCTATGTTTGTTGCAGCAGATAAAAAGCCTTCACCTAAATCTTTAGGAGAGCTCTTACTATCTAAACCTTTTTCAAAGCGATTTAATGTAATTGTTCTTTTAGGCACTTCTTTTTACCTTTTCAAAACTACGCATTCCTCCAAGACCGAGCATCCCAAGTAATACTGTTGTTAAAGTTCCCATATCAAATGTTGGCAATATTATTTCGTTACCAAAACTATATAAAACAAATGTTAATAAAGGTTGTAATATATAATGATATGCCATAGCTGAAGCACAAATCCAGCCAGTAAAGGGCCTCCAGCCCGCTACAAACATAGACGTATGTCCAGCTTCTACTTTATTTACTTCCATTTGAGCTTTGTTAATTTCTGCAATTAATTCAGCTTTCTCTTGTTTGTCTAAAGTAAACTTATCTACGTGACCAGCTACTTTATCAATTATGTTTGTTACTAAATCTAGTTTTGGCATTATTTTAAACCTTTCCATTCAGTGCAGTCGCATCCATTTAAGCAACCACCATATTTACATACAGCCCAATGAAGAGCTAATCCACATAACATTCCTATCATAAATATATTCATCTTTATCTCCTTCTTCCTCTTCTTTTTTGCTTT